GATCTGGTCGTGTGCTGCTGACAACAGGACGTCGACGCTTGCCGTCTGAACGGCTACGCGATCCTGATACGTGTCACTGTCGTCTTGTTCGCTGCCGACGTGTAACGTCGACTCGCCCTTGTTGGTGATCTCCGTATCGTCAACCACAGCACTATCACCCGGTTCAATCTTCGTTGTCTTCTTGGTCATGTGTCGTTCCTTTGGCGCTTCAAGTAAGCGCAGCTATCACTGTGTTTGTTCGGCGATTTGCACTCGCTGCAGATGATCCAATAGGCGTTTCCGTTCATGCCGCTAACCAACTCAGTGCGCGCACCATGCCCGAATGCAGCAGTAGCTTTCTGCATGTACTCGTCAACTTTCGACGTGAACATGGCTGTGAACTTAGGATCTGGATCTGGTAGCTTGGCGTAGGTGATCGGCCCAACGATCGCATCGTGCATCGCCTCTAACGCCTTGCGCGTTGCCGCTGCTGGTATGCCTGACGCATGGGATAGCTGATCGATGAGTAAGTCGGCGGTAACTTCCTCCGCTTCCTCCTCCGGCCACGTCATCGTATCCGCGACGGCGCGTAGGTGAGCGGCCAGCGCGGACTCGGCGGCGAGCATGAGAGTGACGACGTCGCAAGGACCGTCAATAGCGTCGTGCGCTTCCCAATAGTCGCCTTCCGGCGATACGGGCATTACGCTCCAGTAGCACGTCGCTCCGTACTTCGGGCCGCTAGACGCATGCAACGCGTATGGACCAACATCAGCGCGCCATGAGTCGGTCCCGTTACGTTCCCACTTCGCTTTTGGTTGTGTCATCCCGCCTTCTTCCTCTTGCCGAACGCCATGCCTACGAACAACTCCGACGCGCGCCATTGCGCGTACTCATCACCTGCACGCGCCTGCTCCAGCAGCTCGCCGCGGTAGTCGATTGTACACGCGATGGTGCGCAGAGTCATCCCGCCGCCGAGATACGCCACGCCTGATTCGTTCGGTTCGTCAACGCGCACGTGCTGGCGTTTAGCCTCGTACCGACGCAGCCACTCCGCGGCTTCGTCCTGCGGTACGGCGACCGACGCGTTGGCAGCACCATGCTTCCACGCGCTCGCCTCGAACGCCTCCCACAGGGCGTCACCGCGCAGCGAACGCGACTGCTCTTGCGACTCGAGAAACGTCAACTTGCGCACCTTGGGTTTAGGTGCGTTGGCCAGAGCTTTCTCGACGGCGGCTAGTCGACGTCTGGCAAGACTCGCTCGGACTGCCGTGTTCTCTTCTTCAACGGCAGCGGCGAACGACGCTCGAGCAGCCGGCGGTGGATACGGACTGCCACTGCGCTCGCGCCAGCCTAGGCGCCAGTTGCAGCGAGTTGACCCGCACACCCAGCAGTGGATGACCTTACCGCGGCTACGACCTTCCGCGTGCTGCGGTTGGTAGTCGCGTGGGTGAGAGCCGCAAGCCTTGCAGGCGTCGATGCGAGCGTTAGGGCCGGTTTTGGGAGGGGTCACTTATACTCACCAGCCAACATGCGGTAGTAAAAACTCATTTGCCGCTCTGCTAGGAACGCCTCTCGGGTTGTGGCGAGCTCAGTGCGTAGGCGTTCACTGTCCGCCTTCTGTTCTTCAATCTGCCGCTGCAGCGACTGCACGCCAGCCGTATGCACTTCGGCTAGTCGCAACTCTTCGAGCTCCTCACGCACCTTCATCGAGCCAAGCAGTTGCGTCTCGTTCAGTAGTTTGGCATCCGCCAACTCCTCCAGCAGCGCGATGACCTCGGCGGCGAGTACGTGCTCAGTGTCTTTCCAGTGCGGATAAGACTCTGGCCGCTCACCGAATGCCACGAGCTCTAGCGCCGCATCCACTTCCGCTTGCGTCGGCCTGGTCATGGCGTTCCCCGGAAGTGAATGGCTACGCCAAACATCGGCACTGGAAGCAGGTACAGCACACGCTGCTTCCTGTCCCAATAGGCACCTACCCACAGATCGTACCAGCGGAAGAATGCTGTTACCTTCATGGCGTTCCTTTCAGGGCGGCGTGGCAGATCTCGCTAATCTCGCCAAGAATCTCCTCCCCGCTCAGGTCATCATCGCGCTCGCAGATAGCTGCAACGCGCGCCAGCTTCGCCTTGAGCTGCTCACATTCTTCTCTGCTGGTAACCACAAGCGTCTGAAGCCAGAAACCGCCGAGGCTGCGTTCGCGTATTTCTTCCTGTGACGCACGAAGGCGATCGAGCTCAGCTTGCTGAGCCGCCAGCTTCACCTTGCACTCGGCGAGTTCGGCGCTGCGTTCGTTGCGCGCTTCTGCCCGTTCAGCTTCCAACATAGTCCACAGCTCGTCTACCGTGCTCATCAGCACGTTGGCGCAGTCATCTCGGTTCGAGATGATTCCTGCCACCAACCTTCTGCAGTAAAGTCGCTCTTCTTCGTCTGTCATCGGCTCGCCTCGATTGCGTCCAGCACATCCGGCATCAGCTCGTCCAGCTCGGTAAAGAACTCGGCCTCGCTCTCCATCGCGTCGCGCGCCGGCTGCGATGCGACTGCATACAAGCGCTCTGCCGCCGCGCGCAGGTTCGAGAGCTTGGTCTGGAGCGCGTTCACAAGCCGCTCTGTGCTGGACACGCTGGCGAGCAACCGCTCGATCTCGGCCTTGGCGGCGGAGAGCCTCGCGGCTTGCGCTGTCAGCGCGTCCGCCACCGCAGACACGCCTGACACATACCCCTCCGCGCGGGCCGCGGCGCGCTCGGACTCGAACAGCCAAACTAGCCCGCCGTCACGCGGATCGTTGTAGGTCAACCACTTGCACACTAGTGCGTTCAATCTCGCCCGCTCCTGTTCCGCCGACCGCGGCGCGGCAGCGCGCATGATTTCGATCGCGGCGTCGAAGTGCTCACGATTGTCGTCGGACTGCGATCTGTTGCGCAGCGTCATGAGTCCCGCGATGTGCTTTTCGTACATGGTCACTTCACCGCCTTCTCCGCCGCAGCCTCTAGCAGGCGCTTGCGTGCCCAGGTTGCCAGCTCCAGACCGTCAGCGTCAGCAGCCTCCTGAACGGTACGCTTCTCAGCGGCTGTCAGGTAAGCCACTACGCGGCTGTCCCTTTTCTTCGCCAACGGCGTGAAGGGCCTTCCAGGCAATCGTTTCTTGGTCATATCCAGAAGCCTACACCGCCGCCACAAACGTGTCAAGAAACGTTTCGGCGTGCTTGCGCGTGCTCTGAAACTCTGCCACAGTAAAGAAATGGACGAAGCGATACAGACCGAGGTGGTGCTCAGCGTGTGGGAAGTTCTCGCGGCTGACGCGGATGGCAAGGGCGAGCTGGTCTACGCACAGTGCGCCACCAAACGTGAGGCTTTGTTCGAGGCGATGAACGTACTTGCAAGCGGTTGTACGGTTCGGGTTGTGTGGAGGCTTTCATGAGCGAAATTGTAAAACAGATGGAGGTTGCCGCCGCTCGAGTGGCGCACCTCAAGTCCAGCCGCGGTAAGACGTTGGCGTTGGTCGAGAAGATTTTGAAGGGGAGCAAGTCATGAACGGGATGACACAGTCAAGGGCGGAGCGCTTGGTTAGGCAGTACATGGGATGCACCGCGAAATCCGATCAGGATGTGGTAATTCGAATCGCGGAACGTATGGTCTCCACAGGAGACTGCGTCTGGCACGCGGCGAGTGTTGTCACGGGGAATCCATGCGGTTGCTACGACTGCAAGCGCCCAAGCGCGCGTAGGGGGCGGTGATGAACAATCATGAAAAAGAGCTGTTCGTGAACGCCGCGTTTGCGTCAGCACGCGTTGAGTTGCTCGCGCTGCTTAGCAAGCCAAACGCCGAGCTACGCGCCGAGCAGATTGCGCAGCGCTGTGCGGCGATGATCATGGCATGCGGCTCCATTCAGGCAATCAACCTTGGTAAGTGAAGCAACCATGAAATGCATTTCCTACACCGATCATGTCTACGATCTCACCGAAGAACTCTGCGCCCTCGATCGCGAGTGTGAGGAACAGCTCGTGCTGAAGGCGCTGAACGAGTCGCCTTGGGAGCTTTGGGCTGCTGGGCTGCTGGAGGATGCCAACCAATGATGATTGACGATGATTGCATGGAGATGCGCCGTAAGTATCCTGAGGTATGGATAGCGGCATACGCCGCTTCGTTCGTGCGTAACGTTGACGACGCAAAGTTGACAGCATACGAGCTGACACAGCTAGCGGCCTCACACGCAATGTTGGCATGCGCTCAACTCGACGCGGCGTTTGACGAGCGCTGGACACGTATCGACAACATCGGAAAGACGAGTGAACCCACGTCCTTACCATTTCCACTACGCTGACCGGTACCGAGTTAATCGGCTGGAACCGTTCGAAGGCCCGATGCTCATCAGTTCAAGCGGTAGCGAACAGTTTCTATCGTCACCAGAATCTCGCTGCCAGTCGGGCGCGCTGTGTGATGGGTGTCGTTGGTGTAGGGCTGCAACAGAATAGGAGTGTGATTGTGCCAAAGTACAACGTAAAGGTTCACGTGGCCTTCGTGAAGGCGATCGAAGCCGACGACGCCTGCGACGCTGAAGACAAAGGCCTGGCGCTATTCGATGAGCAGCGCAAGATGATATCGTTCGATCGCGAGTACGGCGACGTGGAAGTGGAGGAGTGCGAGTGAAAATCTACAGGTTCTACGGGATTGCTACGGTATCGGTGACCACAGAAGTTGAAGCCGACTCGGAAGAAACGGCCAAGGCCATGGTCGACGAAGGTGACTGTCTCTGGATATGCGATGACGTTGATGGTGATGTTGACGACGTCCAACTCACGGGGGTAGAGGGTTGAAAGACGAATCCGTATTCATCAAAGGTTTCTGCCTAGGCGTCACAGGCGCTGTCATAGGCTACTGCCTATTCACAATGCTCACCGGTTGCGCCAACGAGTACACCGCGCCAACGTACTCAGCGACCACGCCTGCATACGATTGGTACGGTGAGCCATCCATCCATGCGCTTGACCGCTGGGAGGCTGTGCGTGGCGCGCCAACCGACGCTTGCCGTGCGTACGCGCAGGCCATCGCCATCACGTGGGTGAACGCAACCCAACTCGACGCGCACTGCGGTGATGACTTGGTCGGATGTTTCCAGCCTGCTGGTGGTTGGTTGAACGGCAAACAACTCACGGAGACGTCAATCTACGTGCGTGACGACCAGTACGCGCGTATACCTGTGCACGAGATGATGCACGCCGTGTCGTTCTGCATGAACGGTGACACTGACGGGTTGCACTCGGATGCTGCGCTGTGGGCCGGGTTGCTGTGTGATGGTACGGAAGGGAGTTGTCCGCCATGACTGCATGGGACTCGATCAAGCAGGTAGAACACTTTCCAGGTGCTGGTCGGCACTACACGGTGAACGGCATTGCTGACGGCGGCGACATGATGCCGCTGTTGCGTGAGTTTGTGCCGGATGAGTTGAACTGGATCTTCCTTGCGACAAGCGGCATTCACGGTAGCTACGCATCGCTAGACAGCGCGGAAGCTAACCTAGACATGTTCGAATCAGATACCGATGCGTATCGTGAGGACTCGTGCCTTGATGAGTGCGACCCAATGCCAGCGGTGTGGTCGTATGACATTACCGCGTTGATCGTAAAACCGCGCATGGTGACGACCATCTACGGCAACGCAATCCTGCGCAGCAGGGAAGACATCGCGTTGCTCAGGCTGCGCGTTGAGCAGACGATGGCCGGAGTCGTAAAGTCACAGGATGGCAACCGAGTGCAGAACGTGAGCGCTACCGTGGATGATTGCGAGGGGACGTTGTGATGTACTGCGAGCCTGAAATCTGGTCACAGTTCGGCGAAGGTGAGGGGCGGTGGATGGAGCAAGATACCGACCCGGCGATGATTCCCGCCAGGGTCGCGTCTGAAGCTATCGAGGCGTGGCTTGCGGAGATGGAGGATGGAGAGTGATGGCAAACAACGGCGGCTACGTATACGCAGACAGGCTATTCCACGAACCGGTACTAAACGTATGGGATGACAAACCGGTGCAATTCATACGCTGCACGTTCAGCGATGTAGTCATACCAGACAGGCGAGGCAAACAGCCGTTCAGCTACTCTTCCTGCGTGTTCAACCGCTGCACGTTTGAGACTGGCTGGAACACAATCCTAACCGTAGCAGCGTCGCACGCGAACGCCGATCCTCCCAAACCTGAACGCCGCGGATACGAGTTCTTGTGACAACCCTCGCCATCTCCGCCGACGGCATCAAGTACATACGCGGTCTGCCATCGGCTGTCTGCGCGTGCGGATGCGGTCGACCACTTCCAGCGCTACGCACCGCGCACCGCAAGTACCACTCTCGCGCATGCAGCAACCGCGTGTACTACCACCGTTCAGGCGCACGTCAGCAAGGTAAGATGCCATGGGCTGAGCGTCGTCGCCTCGGGATCAAGAAGCGCGGGCTTGTGCGGGATGCTCGCGGGCGGTTTGCGTCGAAGGCAAGGCAACCATGAAGACCATCGCAATCACACTCACTCTAGTCGCCGCAGCGTGCTCGTACGAAGGCGCGCCAATCGACCAACCGTCAGCAGCCGGTTCGCCAGCCGAACAAGCCATCACACAAGCCTTCCCCGTGCACGACGTGTTCATCGGCGAAAGCTGGCTTGAGCTCAGCGCCGCATGCATGGCTGCCACGTACGCGCCTGAGCACTTCACTGTGACGCGCGCCATAGCCGATACCTACTACGTGTTCACCAGCACGAACCACACGATCGAAGCCATCTGGATCGGTACCGACACTGGCGGCCAGTCAGACCCGCTGTTCGGCGGTACGCTGTACGGCAAGCTAAACACGACACCGCGCGGCAGCCAGAAGCTCACGCGCGCCTATCCCTGGGCGCTGGGTGACTCGAAGCACATGCATGACCTAGGACTGGTCGCGTTCATGAAGGGACCGCCTGCAGGGTCGACGGTGGTCACTCAACTGGCAAAGTGCACTCTGCACGACTCGAGTCCTGACTACGCCTCCATGTCCAACGCGATACAGGGGAACTAGCCACGTACCGAACCTGCCATCACTGCGGACGCGGCATGCCTGATCGCGAGATACACCTCACTGCCACTGCGCGTGAACGGCCGGAGTGGCTGTGCAACGATGCCAACGCCTGCATGCGTCGCGCTGGGTTTAGCCACGTGCCAAAGAAGCCAGCCGAGAAGCACGCCCAGCAACGCGCTTACACGATCGTGTCTGCTAGGCGTGGCCGTCGACTGCCTTGACGCCTTCGCCACTGCGCCTACGTCGTAGGCCCGTAGCGCTGGCAGCTCGCGTGCTTGTCCCCCCTAGCCACATTGGGCTATGGGCGCTGCGGGCTTATCCTCTCCGATCCGTTCTGCCACGCAACAACTGGCGATACGCGCGCGGCGCAACGGACTGATGCAACACTTGCTGCCATCCGCGTGTGGCGTCGTACCACTGGCCGTATCCGCCAGGCCGTATCTCGAGCGCGTGCTTGACAAGGCCCATGTGGTCGTAGTGCTTGCTAGCATCCGGTTCGAAGTACGGCGGCAGCACGAAGTTGCTGACCTTCACGCCGGCAATGTCGTAGCTGTCCTGCTCCACCGCATCGCAAACCTCATACGCCCAGAACCGACCGTCACGCGATTGCGCCGCACGTGCACAGTTCGGGTCTGCCAACACCTCAAGCACTTCGTGCGAGATGGTGATTGACAGGTTGGCAGGATCGTCCAGCAGCGGGAACACCTTGATGAGCGGCACGCCAGTCTTGCTCTGATCGTGGTAGCCGAGCGCTCCAGGCTGGTCGGCGGTTGCGAACAGGCCGATGACCCATTCGTCCGCGTGCGGCTTGGCCGACGTCGCATCGAAGCGCACAGTAGCCGTGATGCCGTAGCCGAGCGGTGGTGATTGCGCGAAGTCTCGCTGGACTTGCATGGTGATCGCGGCTGCGATCGCGTTGAGGTCTTGCGTAACGCCTACGTGGTCTTTGATGCAGAGTTTGATCACTTGCTGCTCTTCTTCTTGTCTTTCGCCTTCGACTCCGCGATGGCCACTGCTTGCTTCTGCGGCACGCCTGCTGCTCGCTCGCGCTTGATGTTCTCACTGATCGTCTTGGGATTGTTACCTGGTTTCAACGGCATCTCACCACCTATCCTTCCGTGCAATCTTACGCCGGTCTCCCCAGTTCGCAGTCACGCCGACGTTGGCGCGGGTGATGCGGGGGGCGCCGATCGCTCGCGACTGCAGATAGTTGTATGCGCCACTTGTGGCGTCAACCATGTCATCGTGGTCGACCGCGGGGAATCGGTGTAGCTGGTCCGACCACTTCTTCGTCCACTCACGCTTGACCACGAACACTTTGCGCTGTGCAGCCTTTCCGGCGAAGGGACGCGCGCGATCCAACTTGCTTCCGGTCGACCGAATGCCGTCAGCATCGTAGCCGCGCAACAGTGGCTTGATCGCGCTCTCTGATACGATGGCGCCCGAGCTGCCGCCTTCCTGTTCCCACCGTACGGCCACGATCGTCGTGTCCTGCGCGGCCTGCACGGACATGCGCTGCGGCACGTCTCCGGCGCTCCAGCGGTCTTCAGTCACGTCCAGCACGTAGACCTGCTGTTCGTCCTGGATGCCTGTACCTGGCGGCCCCACGATGTTCAGGAAGCCCATCAAGCACGACGCCGTAGCGTCAGGGTCCTTGCCCTTCTTCGCCTCGCTGGACGCGAGATCCCAGAAGCGCACTAGCGAATCCAACCGTGGCGGCGGCGCGTCGATGTACACGAAGTTGGACGAATCGAAGAAGTCGCCAGGCTCCAACTCATCCCACGAGCCATGCCGCAACTGTGCTCGCGTGACCGGGTCAAGCTCCTCGAGTGAGGCTTCGTAGCTGGCCAAGTCGATGCTTGGGTTATCTTCAACATTGGCCGGTATCCACACAGCACGCGGGTTGCGTGTCTCTGCATCGATGAAGCGTTCTTTCACCCACGCATGGCCTACGCCGCCAGGGTTGGCACTGCCGCCGATGAACAGCGGTATATCGGCTAGCGAAAGTGTCCTTGTCTTACTCGCCAACGGGCTGATAGCCGGCTTCGATTGGCGGCTGAACAGATACATGTACTGCTGCCGATCGAAGTGCGTGAGCTCATCGAAGAACACAGCGTGCGCAACGGATCCCTGGTAGTCGTAGAACGACAGCGCCGACTCCATGTGACCAAAACCGATCTGCGACACGCCTCCACCAGGACACGAAAAGTAAAACATGTGGTTCTGCGCGTCCCACTTCACTCCAGGCCGGCCACGCCACCACTCGATCGCGCGCGCCATGATGGCGTCGGCCTTGATCATCTGCGCATAGTTGCGGCGCAGACAGATCGCTGAGTAGCCGGGAATGTCAGCGTACTTCAGCATGCGCATCAACGCGCCACTGGTCTTACCGCTGCGACCACCGCCGGCGATCAGCACTTCACGCGCTGTGCAGTCAAGCAACTCTTGCTGCTTGGGATAAGGCGCTTGCGGGCACAGATTCCCGAACCAGTCAGCCTGAGCCTTGGTCAGGTTTGGACGCGGCAGGAAGGCTCCGCGGTTCTCCAACGCTCTCGCCTGCGACATCAACGACCGCGCCTGCTCCTGAGCTAGCTTCTTCGCCAACCACTCGTCCGTGACCGGCGAGCGCAGCCAATGCGTGGAGGAGGTCACGAAATGATTCTGCAGGCATCAGGGGCTGCACGCCATCCAGCGTTTGCTGTAAGCGCTCCGACACGGCCTGCTCTAACTGAGCCTTGACGCCGAAGACGCCAGGCATGAGCCGCTCTGCAGCCCACTGCGAGGCCATCACAGACTGCGGGCCGTCGTTGTAGTTGGCGATGCGCTCCTGGTTCGTCAGGTGCTTCTTTACCGCCGCCGACCGCACAGCCTTGACCTCCAGCAAGAAGCTCTCGAAAGGCTCCTCCCCGTTCTCCCCGCGATCGAACCACTCGTAAAGTGTACGACGCGGTAGGCGAGCTTCCCCGCAAGCAACCTCGATGAAGCCGCGCGCTTCCACCAAGCACTCGAGAAACTTCTCGGCTCTCTCCTGGGTGAATGTAGTAGGTCGTCCCATTCATCTGCGTGTGCGGAAACGGTCAACTATCATCGGTCGCGTGCGCGCGCGCGACCGTGCGGTTAGGGGCGAGGCATGTTTCTTGTCACTGATCCCTTGCATCGTCCGGCAACAATCCAGTGTCAATATCGCCCCATGCACGATCGGCGATACGCACAGCATCAGCATGTAAACCGTTCACCGATGATGTTCCACAAAGCCAGCCGGCTCTACTTGCCAGCAGCCCTATAATTGCTGCGTTATACGTCGCAGCCCACTGCATCATACGTTCGCCGGCACTAAAGAACTCGCCACGATTATTGGCTGCCATACATTCCAACCTACATCATCCTCGTGATATGGAAACCGGATTGGTGAAGCTGGTAGCCTCTCCAGAAAGAACGAGACGAAGTGGCCGTAGGCCGCTGTCGCAGTTCGTGAGAGTCACGGCGCCACCATCTTCGCGGTAGCCATCGAGTCGCGCAGCTTGCCGAGCAACGTCGACCATGTGTAGCCGTCGGCTGGCTTTTCGCGGTCTGTCAGCAGCACGAACACCTTCAGCGGTTGGTAGCCATCGCGGCTCATGGTGTACAGCACGCCAGCTTCCAGCGTCTCACCGATGCCACACGGTGCGTTGGTGCATTCCACCTTGTATCGGTACTTGTAGGCCAAGTCGGCAAGCGCGGTTTCTCCTGTCACGGCTCCCACCCAATCCACACAATCGTCCACAGGTAGATCGGCCATAGCGCCACGGTGAACGCCAGGTCAATCGCAATGTGCGGGTCGCGCATGGCGACTTTCGACATCAGCCGTTTGGCGTAGTTATGCGCTGCACACAGCACACCGATGACCAGGTAGGCGATGATCACGGAGTCACCGGGTACTGCTCACGGAAGCGATGCAGATCCACCCCATACTTCTTCGCCAGCGCGTTGAGCTTCTGTTCGAGTTCGGTCATGGCTTCCAATCCACCGTGTACTTCGTTGGCGGGTCTACTAGTTTGGCGCCAGCAAACGGAGCGGCATCGGAACTTGTCCACGTAATGGACGGCGGCGCATAACGAATGCCATCCCACGGCCACTGGTTGGGCCAGCTCGGGTAGTACGGCGGTACGTGCCACGGCGACACTGGAGTCAACGGTTGCACGGTCGTAGTCGGCGAGCATCCGCACCGCTGCACGTCCGGCGAGTTGCTAGCACTGCATCGACAGCATATCCAGCCTTGGCGCTCCATCACTTCTCCCCATTCAGATTCGCCGCCACTTGCATCTCCAACCCCGGAGCCATCACGACAGCCGCCCCCGGAATCAACCCTAGCCGTGCCTTGATGCGCTCCAACGTCTCCATCGCGGCACTCCCGTAGTCCTGTCCCATCCGCTCCAAGTCAGCGACCCGCAGCTGCTGGACGTCCACGATACCAAGTAGCGGCGCCATCAGCGCACGGGCAAACTCGCGCGTCTCGATGTGCTGGGCCAGCAGCATCAGGTGCGTGTAAGACAGCTGCCGTGACTGCGTCGGGTCTGTGTGCGAGGCAGCGAGTTTGGCGGCGTAGTCGATCGATATGTCACACGCCAGCGCGATCTGCTTCAGCGTCACACCAGACTCGCTTACCGCCTTGGCGATGTGCCGGAGACTCTCGAGACGGCAAGCGTCAAGCGCTACGGACTTCGGCGTTGGCGGTATGTGGTGCGGCATCAGTTGTAGCCTAGCTCGATGCGTTTGGAAGCTTCCACTTCTTGCCGTTCTGCTCTAGACGTTTCGCAAGCTTTACACACGAACCACCACGGATATGTCGCCGGGTATTCCTGGCCACTCTCGCATCCGCAGTACCAGCAATAGCAAACAGGCGTCACTGCGGACATACAAAGCTCCACGCGTACATCGCTCGTGCGCCTTCCTGGTATCTCACTGGCGCAACCACCGCCGACCGCTTGTGTCTGGTCACGGCCGGAGCTGGTCGGTGGCAATACGCCATATCAAACACCACACAGAATGCAAGTCCTACCGCGATTGTTGCTGCCTTCCACGACATACTACTTCCTTCGGTGATGCCGCTTCACCCGCAACTCCAGCGGCTTGAACGTCACGCGCTGGACGTCGACCGACTGTCCGCACATCTCATCGTCGACGCTTACGCGGTCGCTTGGCGCTACCGTCGCACGTCGCTCAACAACCGGCTCACCTGTCACCGTGATGGCGCTGACGCTTGTCTCAGTGATTGGCGTCACGGCGATTGACGTCACCGCAATGTGCTCTTCCTCGTAGGCCGGCGTGGCGATGGCGTAGCAGGCGACCACGGTGCAGCACGCGATGCAGAGGAGTGCTAGGCGGAAGGTCATTCAACCCCCAACGACTTCAGGTACACAGCGCGCTCTTCAGCGGTGCGATCGCGCACGCCCATCGCCAGGAACATGGCCAACCTCGCCGCTCGCTTCGTCTCCGCGAAACCCATGCCGACGCGCTCAACCATCCAGCACCAAGGCTTCGGCACGTTCGGCGTTGGATTGAACTCAACTGGCAATGGACCCGCCGATCTCTCGCAAGTGCCTATAGAACGCCTCGCGCTTCTCCGCCTGGTCGATGCGCCCACGGTCAAGCAGTTGCTTCCGCCAATCCTCCAGCGCCCACATCAACCGTCGCTTCTCGGTGTCGTCCATCAGTTGTCCTTGCTTCTGTTTGCAACCCTGTCAATCCAATCACCCACAAGATCCGCGTGATCGGATATCGCTGGCAACAGCTCCGAGATGATTTGCCTCGCGTCCATACGCGCACCCTTCAGCAAATCGAAGGCTGACAATATGTGTGCCGTTGCCTCCTGCAAAACGTCACGAGACGCTTCCACGTCGCCCAACTTCTCTTGCTGCGCCACTGCCCTGCGATGAGCGGCTGACAGGTTGACGGAATGCTGACTCATGGTTTGCGCCCACGCTTCGGCGGCACCGTAACCCACTCTTCATCGGCCAGATGCAGGAGCGAGTCCGGCAGCCATGAGTACTTCCAACACACCAACGTTGCGTCTTGCTGCTCGCGACAGTCTGCGCACTCGCGTCTAACCGACTTCGTAAGCGAGTAGTCGTCACGCGTGACTGACTTCTGAGTCCACGAATGGACGTGTCGACGTGCAACGGTTTCGCGGAGTGGCATGGTCACCGTAGGCCGCTCGATCCAAATCCGCTGGATCCACGTTCGGTGTTTCCCAACTCATCGGCGCTGAACACTTCTTGCCACTGAATGCGCGGAACTGGAACTATCACCAACTGTGCAACCCGATCGCCAGCCGTCACCGTGAACCACTCGTTAGGCGACTCGCTGTGGAACGTAAGCACCACGCACAGTTCACCACGGAAATCACTGTCACAAGTTCCGAACCCGCAGTGCACACCCTTTGCCGTCAACCCTGAGCGCGGTCGGATTTGCGCCTCGTATCCATCTGGCAAGGCCAGCGCGATGCCGCACGGTATCTTCTCAGCGCGTCCAGGCCACAGACCGCGCGACTCCATCGCTTGCAAGTCTAGCCCTACGCTGCCAGCAGTCGCGTACGCAGGCAACTTCGCCAGCGGGTTGACCCGCATAATGCGCACGTCCAGCGGCAACCTGTGCCGACCGGTCTTGTGACCGAACTGCTGATCGAGCAGGTCGAAGTCGACGTGTAGCTTGTGATTCTCAGGCATCGTAACTCTCCCCGTGCTGTCGCATCTGGTAGTGCCACGCGAGAATCTCTTGACGTAGACCAGGGCGGCAGGCCATCTCGTTATCGACTTGCCGCAACCCGTCCAGCGCCTTACGTAGGTAGCGCGCCCAGTTCATAGGCCGTCCAACATCGCCTGCTCTTCCGGCGAAGGCGACTTGATGAGCAACATCTTCGATCGCTGCAGCGCACGCGTGATGACTCCCTGCGTCAGACCAGATGGCGCTGCGACCATCAGCACACGGGCATCACCACCGCGCTGCACAGTCTTCAGAACCTGATCGAGCCAGGCAAGCTGCTCCTGGTTCAACGACAGCGGCACACGACCTTGCGTGTTTTCCTTGACGCGAGCGTTAGGCAAGCCGCGCTTCAGGTTGATCGACCGTAGCGTGTTTCCGTTCATACTTCCCTGCCACCAGCTAGAATGTTTTTGGCCGCTGCGATCACGCGCTGCGCCAAATCTTCGGACCCAACCAGCGCCAGACCGCGCGCGCGTTGATAGAACTTATGCGCTGTCTCCCATGCCTGCGGGTCGCGCTGCTTCAGCAGTACAAACGCGTTCCAAGACGATAACGCTTCTATCGCTTCATCAATCTCTGTAACCGTGTCGCGAGGCTGAGCAGCTACATTGCTTACCTCTTTCGAGCAGGGCGTTTGGACCCCCTGCTCAGCACTCGCGCACGTCTCTGCCGGCACACCGTTTGTCAGGGGGGGCAAACTTACGGCGTGTCCGTTCGAGTCTTTGTGATGGCCGTTGCCGTTCGACGACGACGTCACGATCAGCATGTGACGCTCGGCGGCCTGAGCAACGCTTGAGCTGTACGCGTCGAGTTGTGCTGCGTGCCGGTTCTCCCCGGCGTCCGCAAGCTTCTGAACTGCCAGGTCCATCGCCAGCACTGCGTCATTCCAGATTGAGTGAATAAGCCTGGCCCTTGCCGTCGCGTGCCATTCAACATTATCACTCAGCATCACACCTTCTCCATACCTGCAGCCGCTGGCTGCGTCAAGTCTAGTTGTGTCACTTTAGTACGAAACTCTACACGGACTCCGTAGGCCCTGCTCTTCTCCTGAGCGACCGACCATCGTACTGGACTGTTAGGCCCGTCGTTTACGCCTAGGTGTTTAGCTATCGCGTCTTGCACTGCCTTCAGCGCTGACCAAAGGTTACCAGTGTCGAGCAGTCCAGGCGATAAGCGAATCATCAGCACCTCCCCGATATCATCGGTAGCTACCACATACGGTTGAATCCGCTCTGTCACTTTGGCCCTCTGAGTCTTTCTGATTCCGGCGCGAACAATCCCGGCGAGCCTGCTGTTGCCGATCGAACCGTTGCACTCCGGCCTCGTGTAGAGCGGGATTGTGACGACGTGGGCGCCGCTGAGCGTTGAGTAGTAGTAGCCCGGCTCGACAAGGAGCCGCGGCTTCCGTGCTCGCTTTGTCTTGGCACTCGCACCTGATGATGACCGCACGCGCATGGCTGACACTCCGATGTGTATATCCGCGCTCATCGCGCGCAACGACAATCACTACACGTTCTATTGATAGGCATCCGCCACACGGCGCTGCATCGTCGATGGTGCAGGTGTGGCCCCATCCGAAATCGGCGTCGGCGCAGTGGCACCTTGGACACTTCATTCGGCGCGCGCCCTGTCCAGGTACGCAACAACAGCGCGCGCTTCCATGCTCTGCAGGTCGCATCGCTTCACTGCGGTCATCACCGTGGTGTGATCGCGGTCGAAGTGTTTGGCGATTTCCTCGTAGCTCATGGAGAGCCGCGCGCGAATCAATGCCATCGCGATTGACCTGCGCCTTGCGATCGACAACATCCGGCTTCTGCCTCGCAGCTCGGTCAGCGTGATGCCAGTTACTGCCATCACGCCGGCAATCACATCAGCTGCTGACTCGAGTCGATAAGCTACGATCGATTGACTACTGCCGCTCATTTTCTACCGAACCTCTCTATGTCATCGTTCTCACCGCGCGCGGCTGGCAACTTGATGCACTCGCCCCACTCTTCGGCGTCGTGCTCATCCTCGAAGTTCACGAAGCGTCCGCAGTGTTCGCACTGGCGTTGCGGGTCTGGCGTGAACACTGGCGACTCGCACTCGCACTGGCCTTCGATCCATGGGAACCGGCCGATGATCTCCGACACCATCGTCTCGATCTCAGCGTCGAGACGCGCTGTGTAGTCGGCGTCTGACTCTCCGGGTAGTCGCCCGTTTGTGAACCGGCTCATGTGCCAAACCCATAACCGCCACCGCGTATTGGCACAGGTGGCGCATCGCTGGTCACGTACTGCAGATCCATCACTGAACCAGATTCTTTTCCGCGTATGACTTCGAACCGCGGGCGCTCTGGCGACCACTTCACTTTTGCGATCTTGCCGAGCGTCAACGACTCCTGCTTGTCGCCACTTTTCCAAAGCAGCATAGCCACCTCGGTCATGTTCTCAATGTCGCCAGACTCCTTGAGCGATGACAAGTTAGGTTCCTTGAACTCATTGCCCTTCTCCGGGCGAGAGAGCTGCGAACCGAGAACCAACGCTACACCTAGCGACGCACACAACGACTTCATCGCGCTGACTGAGTGTGAGATGTGCAGCCGGCGAGACTCATCACGACCAGGCTCCCAACCGATCGCTTGCAGGTAGTCGACGTAGACCACCTTGCACTTGTGCTTGCGAACGTTGTGCCTGATCGCGCGCAGCACGTCGGCCAGCGGACGGCCAATCTCGAAGCTGAAGAACAGATTGCCTACGCCGTAGAGCTGCTCGCATGCGGCAACGGTTCGGCTCACAACCGCTTCATCCATGCCAGGCCGCACCTCGGTTGGGTTGATGCCGGTGAAGTGAGCGGCAAGGCGCGGCCCCCACGTGGTCAACGGATCTTCCAGCGACACGATGCACACCGGAGTAGCGGCGCGCGCTTGGTGCACTGCCATGCCGAGCATCAGACTCGACTTACCAGCTCCTGTGTACCCGCCGACCACGGTGAGAGAGCCTGGTTGCAGCGAGCCGATCGCCTTGTCCAGAATCGGGAAGCCAGTGCGCCGCTCGCGTCCAGGCTCGATCGAGTTGAAGTAGTTGACCGACTCGATCACGACGTCGTGACCTGGCAGGTGCTCGCTCTCTCGCGCCTCTGTCTCGCCGCTGTCGACCTGCAACGCGTACTCGGTCACCGCGTCATCGCGGCAATCCAGCGAGGCGGCAACGGCCAGCATCAACACGTTGTGCCGGCGCCGACGCTTGGCGTGCTCACGCAACCGAGCTGCCATGCGGTCTACGCTTTTGCTCACATCGCCTTGCATCAAAGCGTCGTAAGCAAGCAGGTGGTTTGCAGCGCCTGTGAGGCTCGCCACGGCTTCGCGTGCGGTGATGACGTCGATGCTCACCCGAGCGTCAGCGGCGGCCAGCACGGCGCCCAGGATTGCGGCGTTGACCGTTCCGTAGCAATCGTCTGGCGACAGACGCTCGTCGCCGTTCGCTAGGTGGGCAATCTTGGACAGCCGGATGCAGCTGCGGATGTAGGCGGCCTCGAGTGCCGGGTCGGTGTGCGGGAGAGTGGTCAACTCGCCTCCAACTTCGCGCGCTGCGCCAGATCCCGCAGTACATCTGAGCGCTGCGCTAGCGATTGGAAGTCCTCGTTTACCCAACGTATTCCGGCGTTGTCGTACGTAGTGCGAGTCCGCGCGAAGTACTCGGCAAGCACCTGAGCGCCGACAACTTCCGCGGTCAACGCCACCTTCGCGGCAGTCCGTTCGCAGTGCTCCTCGAACACGCGCCACCGCATGTGTTCGCTGAACGAGTCGTACTCAAACACCGGTTCAACACCCTTCGCTTCCCGGTACTTCTCGGTGAGCAGTTCGTTCCAACGCTTGGAAGCGCGTTCGATGAACGTTGGCTCACGGGCCTCCTGCACGTTGGCAGGTTCGTCTTGCAGCGGCGGACGGCGGCTAACCGGGCGTGTCTCGGTCACGGCTTCCGAAGCCGGCGCGCGCGTCTCTCTCTCTTCTTCTGTATCTGCAGATGGAGATGGAGATGGAGATGCTTGGGCTGACTTTTGCTTACTATTGATTACGCGTTTTTGTCTTTTAGATTTCGGGTGGTTAGCGCGGTACTTGCGCTGAGACTCTCGGTTCTGTTCAGAACGGTCGTCTTGGCTGCGTAG